AACTAGTGTAAAAGGTCGACACTATCATCGTGTATCTCCTGATTCTATCCTTGAAGGATATCAACCGGAGAAGACAGAGTACGGTATCGCCGGAAGCGGTCAAATGTTCTCGAATAAAAAACAGGGTTTCATGCCTAAGATCATCGAAGACATGTATGACGAACGCGTTAAGATCAAGAAGCTTATGCTCGATGCTAAGAAAGAACTAGAAGCATCTGATAAATCTAACAAACAAGAAATCTATAGGATCGAAAGAGATATTGCTCGATACGAAAATCAACAAACATCTATTAAGATTCTATTGAACTCACTTTACGGTGCACTTGGTAACAAGTACTTCCGTTACTTTACTATGGAAATTGCAGAAGGCATCACACTGTCTGGTCAAATGATCATCCGATGGGCTGAGAAAGCAGTAAACGAATATCTCAACAAAGCTCTAAAGAACCAAAAGGAAAAAGACTATGTCATCGCTATTGATACTGATTCTGTGTATGTTAATCTTAGTGAGGTTGTTAAGGTAACTAATATAACTGACAAGGCAAAGATAACCGACTTCCTTGATAAGTTGTGTGCTGATTCATTAGAGTCTGTATTAAGTAAATCGTTCGATGAACTTGCAGATAAGATGAATGCCTATAAAAAACGTCTTAGCATGAAACGAGAAGCTATCGCAGATCGTGCCATATGGACCGCTAAGAAACGATATATCTTAAACGTATTAGATAACGAAGGAGTACGTTATGCTAAACCGAAGCTCAAGATCATGGGCATTGAAGCGATCAAGTCGTCTACACCGGGCACGTGTCGCGAGGCTTTTGAAAGGTTGTTTAAAGTGCTCATCAGTGGTACGGAAGCTGAGACTCAATCGTTTATTCAAAATTATCGAGCTGAATTTGACCAACTCCCTGCGCATGAGAAAGCCTTCCCGCGTGGAGTCTCTTCGGTCAAAGAATATCAATCACGTGACACGATCTACAAAAAGGGTACGCCGATAAATTCACGTGCAGCCATCTTGTATAATCACATGCTACAAAAACAAGGATTGAAGACTTACACTCCCATTAAAGGTGGTGACAAGATCAAATACATCTATCTGTATCCTAACAATCCTATGAAAGAAGACGTTATTGGTTTCGTTGATATATTGCCACCAGAATTTAAGCTAGATAAGTATATCGATAATGACAAACAATTCGAGAAAGCATTTTTGGAACCAGCAAAATTAATCCTCGATGCAATCGGTTGGAAAGCAGAACAGACAGCATCACTCGAGGATTTCTTTGCTTAACATGTACAGCGAGAAAAATGTGTGGTATAATATTATTTTAAGGAGTAATTATGAGTAAAGATTGGGTACAAGATATACATGAAATGCACACTAAATATGGTGTGCGAGAAGTCGTAAGTAAGTTTGATGCAAATAAATTAGACACATATCTAACATTCAGAGCAAATTTTTTGCAAGAAGAATTAGATGAATTGAAAACATCTTTCAATGCTGATGATGCAGTCGATGCTTTAATCGATCTTTGTGTTGTAGCAATCGGAACTTTAGATGCATTTGGTGTAGATGCATATACAGCATGGGATCGTGTACATAAAGCAAACATGAACAAAGAAGTTGGCATTAAAGAATCTCGACCAAATCCATTAGGATTACCAGATCTTATCAAGCCAGAAGGTTGGACAGCGCCAACACACGTTGACAATACTGGATTGCTTGAAAAGATATATGACTAATTATGAATTATTCTTTGACAGCGTTTGCGTCTATCTTTGATAATAAGACACATCGCCAAATACATCATGAAACGTGGGAAGAGTTCGAAGCCATGCTATATAAGATGGCTGAGACACCAGGTTACAAACTAAAACGTGGAGAACGCAAAGCGCCGAAAGGTCTTAAGGCTTCTCCATTAATTTCTCCTGCTATATTTCTAGAAGGTAAGACTCGCGCCAATGATAACGTCATTGAATGGGCAGGATGGGCAGCATTAGATATCGATGACCATAAATTCCAAGGAAATTTAAAAGATGAATTACATGCTCTTTACGGCAACTCTTATTATTATGTGTGTTACTCTACCTCTAGTAGCAGTATTGATCATCCGAAGTTTCGCCTTGTATTCCCACTTAAATCTAGTGTGCGGAAAGAATCAATCAAACATTTCTGGTTCGCGCTCAACAGAGAGTTCAACAACCTCGGAGATGAACAGACTAAAGACTTATCGAGAATGTATTATGTCCCTGCTATATATCCAGGGGCTAATAACTTTATCTTTACTAATGCTACTGGTACTTTTATTGATCCAACTGCTTTGATGAATAAACATCCGTATGTTGTACAACAATCTGGCGTTGCAACATTCATGGATAGGTTACCACCTGAAGTGCAAAAGAAAGTTATCAATCATCGTGAAGAGCTGCTAAAGAATCAAGCAAACTATGATTTTGAATGGACATCATATAGAGATTGCCCATTTGTCAATAAGAAGTTGGTGAATGAATACAGCACCATATCTAATGTCGATGGATCTGGTCGTTATGCAATGATTTATAAGATCATGACATCTATAGCATGTAATGCAATCAAACGCAAATATCCTATCACATCTAGTCAGATTGCTGAACTGATTCGGCAGCTTGATAGAGATACATCGCGTCGTTATCAAAAACGACCATTACAGACCGAAGCTGAACGAGCTTTAGAATATGCTTACAGAACTGCTGAAATCTAGTGTACAGCGAGAAATTAATGTGGTATAATATACCTATCAACGTCAAGGAAATAACATGCAAATTAAAGATATTATGACAGCAAAATATGATACTTCTCAAGCAGGAGTAAAAACATATACAACTTCTTACTCATCAACTTATTCAAGACCATCAGCAAATATTCTGCTAGAAGCAGCCAATATCCAAGAGAAAAAAGGTCAAGATTATAATAATGCAGCTAGTCGAGTTGAACAAGCTGACTATTATCCACGCGGTGTAGTCTCTATCCTCGACATTATCCATGCAAAGTATCTTCGTATGGTTTCAGTCCTTGAAACTATGGAAGCTGGTGGCAACGTCAACTACGAATCAGTCGAAGATTCAGCACTAGATATGATCAACTATGCATCATTCGTAGTTGCTTATATGCGCGGTGATGTACCTGGTCAAAAACCAGATCGTGATATCTTCAATAAACCAAACCCAGAAAATCAAGCACTTATCCCAACAAAGTTTAGAGGCACTAAATAATGTACGTTATACCAACCGTTTATGACATTCGTCATCAACTAATCAATGAATTGCATGATCAAAATTTTGTAACCGATAAATCTGGTGTTAAGACTATCGAGATAGTAAATGCTTCTTTCCTTGCCGATGAAGCTGCAATCTTTGGTACACCAAATCAAGATTATATTGAACGCGAACTTAAATGGTATCGTTCGATGTCACGCAACGTTAATGATATTCCCGGTGGTCCTCCAGAAATATGGAAAATGGTTGCCGATAAAAATGGCATGATCAATTCAAACTATGGTTGGTGCATCTATTCAGAAGAAAATGGTTATCAATTTGCCAAAGTTGTAGATGAACTTGTCAAATCTCCATTATCTCGTCGTGCAACGATGATCTATACACGACCAAGTATGCATGAAGATTATAATAAAAATGGTATGTCTGATTTTATGTGTACGAATGCTGTACAATATTTCATTCGCAAAGGTAAACTCCATGCGTCAGTCTATATGAGGTCAAACGATGCGGTCTTCGGTTATAAAAATGATTATGCTTGGCAAAAATATGTTCAAGAACAAGTCCTTGAGGCAATCAACGGCAAGCGTTCTACTGTATATGATATTGGTGATCTTTTCTGGAATGTCAGCTCTCTTCATGTCTATGAGCGGCATTTTAAACTAGTAGAAGCTGAGGACGGGGAATATGGACCAAACTCATAAATGGGATTTACGATATCTAGATTTAGCTAAGCACGTTGCACAATGGTCGAAAGATCCTAATACTAAAGTTGGTGCTGTAGCAGTCGGATACATGGGCCAAATCTTGGCTCAAGGTTATAATGGATTCCCTCGAGGAATCTTAGATACGCCCGATCGTTTAAATGATAGACCAACTAAATATAAGTTCGTAGTTCATGCAGAGATGAATGTAATCTATAATGCAACATACAATGGAGTTTCGTTGAATGGTGCCAGATTGTATGTGTATGGTCTACCAATCTGTAGTGAGTGCGCAAAAGGTATCATTCAAGTTGGAATAGAAGAAGTTATCATATCTGCAGAATGTTTGAATCTTCAACCGCATTGGGTTGAAAGTTGGAAAACATCCGCGGACATGTTTGCTGAAGCTCGTATCCTCGTAAAAGTAATATGAAATCTGTAAAAGATTTTGTTGATGTCCCATCTTCGGATGAAATCATCATACTTGGTCAATGTCCATCCACTAAGACAGAACCATTTTCTAATGGAACCTTTGCTCGACTAAAACGTTGGTGTGATTCAGTCGGCCTTACAGAATGGGATTTTCATAACGTTATACCTAATAAGATAAACAGCTATGATATAAAAGATGTTGATATCTTTGCATTACATGATGCTGTGTATAATAAAAAGATTGTGATTGCGCTTGGTGGATTTGTTTCTAAAGTATGCACTAAATATCACATAGATCATTATAAGATCGATCATCCGTCTCCAAGAAATAGGAATCTGAATAATCCTACCTACGAAAAACAACTTTTAAAAAATTTAAAGAAATATTTGAATGAGCATAGAAACCACTAAATACTATGACGAATATATTCGTTATTTCAATCTAGCTTTAGATCAACAAAAGAAGTGTAACGTATCTGACGAACCTCCTTATGGTATGCTTGCGCATATAGATTCAGATATGAACGATGAACTGTTTCATCATGTAGAACTATACGATGTAGTAGAACGTAAGTACGCCGGTTTTTCACAGATCGTCAACGATTGTTTCTATGGTTGGACAGAAGAACACCCATATTGGAAGAAGATGGAAGCTGGTAAAATTACCAGACAAAGAGAAGTAGTAGCACACGATTGGACTGGCAAACATAAAGATTTTAAATTGCCTGAATGGTTGTACATATTCATCTTACATCGCGTATGCGGATCAGCAATCAACTATTCTACTAAACCATCAGGTTATCATAACACTCTTCTCTTCAACTTGCATAAAGCAACTACTATTGAAGGAATGACAGAGATCGTTAATAAACATCCTAAACCATTTTATACTTCAGTAGGTTACCAATTTCCAGCATTCCCTAAACCACCAGTTGGATCGAACTATAAGAGAAATGGTGATTATTACTTGACAGAATTTGCACCACGTTTAGCACGCGATCTTGCAGAGTTCTTAGAAAAAGGTGGTAAACGAGATCTACGAGAGATCGGAGACTTCATGCTGAAGTGGAACGTAGATAATGGTCTTCGTCAATATCACTTTCAGTATGCAGCAGTTGTAGCGGATATTGCAGACTGGTATCCACAATACGTTAATAAAGAATCTCCATTCTATTATGGAACGAATGCAGTTGAGTGTATATCTTACTTAGCAAAACCAACTAAGAAGATGAAACCCATTGAATTCTTGGACAAGGTTATGGAAAAGATTTACGAAGATGTTAAGTCATATCCATATAATGCTGAAGACGTGTGTTGTGACTTTATCCGTTGGGTTGAAAACTATGTTAGACCTGGTGCAGACTATGATCATTTAGATTTCGATAATGTTTGGTCATCGTGCACGATTAAAGATCATCCATTTGGTAGACAACAAAATATGTTGAAACTCGGGTTGGTAAAATCATTCAATGGTATGAAAGCACATCCCTCAGACGATGCAGTTATTAAGCAAGCTGGTTTGACAGTAGAACAATATAAAGAACTATGCAAAACGATTTAACTCAATTCATCGATGAACCATATAAGAATATTACATACGAAGGTACAAGTGATGTAGTATTAAAGAATGGTAAACCAACAGAAAGTTGGATGAAGGATTGGACACAAGAACAAAGGTTTGATAAGTTCTTTGAGTGGTGTCATGCATTTGATAAACGAGAAGACAAGTTACTCAAAGAAGATTATCAGATCTTCTCGCATCGTCTTCATTGGCATGAACATCCATTTGTAGATGTGATGAAACCAATCACAGATAATAAGTTGCGTTTATTCTATACACTTGTATTCTCGTTTAGTAATGAACATTGGGGTACACTCATGTCATTAATGCATGATGGTATTCCTGCAACCCGTGAAAGATTTAAGACTCAGCGTCATGCACGCAACGACCTATTCCAAATATATTATCCTAAAGGTACGAACGTAAAAGATTGGTTGATTGATGGTCCAATGAAAGCAGCTGAAGATATTCATACTATCTTAGATGAACCTGCAAAGATGGGTCGACCATTCACGATGATGGAATTTGCTAAACGACTAGAAGCATACTTCAAAGAACATCAAGGATTTAGAAGTCCATTGTATCCATGCAAGAATACAGCACGTTATATGGCATTTGCTTATCCTCATCTCGTAGATCCTGAGTCTATATTATTTGGTGGTACAGGACATTTCGATGGTATGCAGCAAGTTTTTGGTGGTGCAAACTTAAACGGTAAAGTTAAGTATGAGATTGGACCAAATGGAGAGTTTACAGCGACAAATAAGTATGGTATAATATGGCTAGAACAGATGAATATATTAGCTAACGATCCTCGCAATCCAATGACTGTACAAAAGATGTTGAACGTAGAGGATAAGACTTGTTTCTTTTATAAACACATAGCTATTAGTCACGGAGTAAAATCACCAACAAAACGTATACCATATACATGGATTTTTCCACAAGAGTTTAGCTTGAAGAAAATATGAAGACCGATTGGATAGAAAGTTCTATTGATATAGGTAGCGGATTTTTCCTAGCACTAATAATTCAAATAACAGTATTTCCATTATTCGGCTTGTACCCTACAATTTGGGATAGTATTCATATAACATTAATTTTTACAGTTGTAAGTATAATAAGATCTGCACTTTGGCGCAGATATTTTAGAAATAAAATACATGAACGTCTTAACAAATCCAATTAGTAACATCCCTAAACTTAAGAACTCACACGTTCTAGGTTGGTCACAGGTTTGGGCAGATCAATTAAATGCACGCATAGATCACGCGTGTTCACCAGCTATTGGTCTAGATACTACATGTTATATTGAACATGGTGTAAACTTTGGTGGCACACTTAACCTATTTGGTGGTGCGACTAAAGAAATCTATGATCGTATCAATAGAGTCGCAGCACATCCGAATGTTGTATCATTAGACTTTGATATGCCAGATTGGGGTGACCAACTTAAGAAACGAATTGGTGCACCGACTACATATACAGGTATCACTGAACAATGGTGTGATGCTTTATCTTTGCGCTTGTCAAAAGTACAATCTCTTAAACAACAAGACTTATTGCAAGTATCATCTAAGTTTGATGGTATCTCTGTGGGAGATTCTCATACGCCAGCATTCTCGCGTTTAACAGATATCGTATTGAGAGAAAACGGCAAGACATTATATGGTACTCTTAAACGTGGATTGATTACAGAGTTTAGAGGATTAAAACCATTTGGTAATGTAACGTTTTGTTATGGATCAATTGATGTCCGTCATCATATACTTAGGCATGAGAACTTTAATTTAGATGATATGTTAGACGAGTATGTTAGACAAGCTGTTGCTATACAAAAAGAACATGGATGTGATATCTCATTTACAACACCAGTTCCAGTAGAATATGAAGATCGTAGATTACCTAAGACTGGTTACTTTAAAGGTACTCCGTTCTTCGGATCAAGACAAGACCGTTTAGACCTTACATATCGAATTATCGAAGGACTAAATAAAAGAAAGGTGAATGTTATCATGCCACCTGAAGAGTGGTACAAGATGGATGGTGAGAAGTATGCAAAGACTTATATGGAAAATAGTTCAAGCGTTCACATCTCTCCGCAATATTATAGAAGATTGGATTGGGGTCAAACTTGTTTAGCATAACAGAAGATACAGGTAATAAAGATATCCCCATGGGGATGGATCGTAGCGATGCAAAGAAGTATTATGAAGAATTGTGGGGAACATTTGAATCTAAGATATCAGATCCAATAGTAGAACCGTATGGAGATAAGTTCGTATTGAGAGCAGATCTTGCACCAGGAGGATTGAAAGCTTTTGGTGGAGAAAGAGTCATAGCACAATCTAAGTATAACACATTGACATATTGTGCACCTCGACAAGGTCATGCTATGGACGCCATTTCAATGTTAGCAGAGATGTACAATAAAAAAGTAGTATTCTTCTGTCCATCCTCTAAAGAAGTATCAGATCATCAAGGTGCATTATTTGCCTATCCTCATGTTGATATGAGATTCGTTCGTATTGCTGCAATGCCAGTTTTAAATCAATATGCTAAACAATGGGCAAAAGAAAATAATGCACAGTATTTGCCATTAGGTTTAAAAGACATGCCAATGGTTACAGCAGGTCTTGTTAATATGGCGAATAAAATAACCAAACAACTGGGCAAAGAACCCACACAGATTTGGTGTGCAGTGTCAACAGGTACGATGACGCGAGCATTACAAATTGGATGGCCATCTGCAGAGGCACACGGTGTTGCAGTGGCACGCAATATACATAAAGGTGAAATTGGTGATGCGAAGGTCATATCAGCAACTATACCCTTCCTTAGAGCATGCACTACAAAAAATCCTATGCCATTTCCATCGACTGCAGCATACGATGCGAAAGCGTGGGATGCTTTCGTTGAAAACGGAAAACCAGGATCCATCTTTATTAATGTTGGTGCAGATGAACACATCAACAGAAACTTGTCAAAGGTAGACATCTCTAATATCAATAGTTACAGAGAATGGCATGACATGGAAGATTTAAAACGTAATAGAGCATTTAAAAACAGTGTACAAACAAGTGCAAATATGGTATAATAATACAATGATTACAAATAGGAGTAATACGCAATGGGCTTAATGGATAAATTACAGAAGAATTCAAAGATTGAATTTACTTCGCCACTCGAAGACTCGAAATTCTTCGGCGATAAAGATATGATTACGACACCAGTCCCTATGGTGAACGTAGCACTAAGCGGTAAACTTGATGGTGGTTTGACACCAGGCCTGACAGTACTTGCTGGTCCATCTAAACACTTTAAGACTGCTTTTAGTTTACTTATGGCTAAAGCATATATGGACAAATATAAAGATTCAGTATTGTTATTCTATGATTCTGAATTCGGTACTCCTCAAGGTTACTTCGATTCTTTTGCTATCGATAAGTCTCGTGTGCTTCATACTCCTGTCACAGATGTAGAACAACTTAAGTTTGACTTAGTATCACAGCTTAATAATCTTGAACGCGGTGAAAAGGTCATTGTAGTTATCGACTCCGTTGGTAATCTTGCATCTAAGAAAGAAATGGAAGATGCTCTGAATGAAAAATCTGTGGCAGATATGTCACGTGCTAAAGAACTTAAAGGTTTATG